GCAACCTACCCGGGCATCTCTGGACGCAACGTGAAGAACCTGCTCAAGCTCGCCGTCATGGTTGCCAAGCGCAAGAACACGCAGGTCACCGCCAACGTCATCAAGAGCATATCCTCGTTTGTAGAACTCTTAAAATCCTGAACCAATGCCACGACAAAACACACTGCCCGAGATATCGCAAAGCTACGCGCTGAAGCTCTGCGCCCGCATGGAGGAAGTGGTCTCCCCTCACGGGGCCCACGTTGCCCTCACCGGTGGGTGCCTCTACAAAGACGGGGCCCGAAAGGACGCCGATATCATCATATACAAGCACAAGAACACTTCCTGGGGAGCGGGTGAGAAGGAGCGCATCGTGCAAGTGTTGGGTGAGGCGGGTCTCTTCAAGTCCGGATACGATTCAACCGATGCCTCCTTCCAGTTCGTCCTCGTAGGAACCACCCGTTCCGCCACTGGTGTTCGCCGCCGAGTGGACCTGTTCTTTATGGACAAAGCCTCCTACTAATGAAACGCCCAAACCGCCCCCAGCCTAGCCAGACCCCGCCAACGTCACCCCTCCCCTCGTCACAGGGCGTTACGGGGCAGGGAAAGCCGGTGCCCAAGCCCCTGGAATGGTGGCAGATGGCTCACCCAACCTACGGCACCCACCGCGTTCACGTGATTCGGGTCTGGCTGGAGCGCAGGCGGGCGGTGGTGGAGACGGAGGACGGGGAGCGCTGCGTGTCCTGCTTTGACTACCTCCTGCCTGACCCGAACCCGAAGGGAGTCCGGAAATGAGCGAGGCGTTCGTCTACTCGACCATCTACGCCAAGCGGGTTCGGCTGGACCCTGCCCCTGACTTGATGTGCGCAGGCGGAAGGCCAACGCCGAAATCGTGCCGTTCCTGAACTGAGGCTGATTCCGGGGGCTCGGATAATATGGTATGCCCTCACAACGCGAAGCACACCTCGGCGAAGTCCACCTATTGGTCGACGCCCACTACGAACAACCGGAGTTCGACAGCATCCGCCCAGCAGAGCGGAGAATGCGAGCCGCCAGTGTCTCCCGAATACTCTGGCAAGGTGGGTTGACCACCAAGCGCAACGCCAACGGACTCCACGAAACCATCCCGCTCTACGTGCATGTCGTGAACGAGCTCTGGGAGCACCTGCAATTCATGCCAGCCCACGCAAAGTTCGACCTCGTGACACGCGTCGTGACGATGTTCTACTCCTGCGCAGGTGCCGGAGTCGCCGCCTCGACGGAGAAGACTCAGGGAGGCAGGAGCCTGACCGAGCTGATGCTCATGCGCCTGAAGTCCAGCACAGCCCCCGAGAAGCCACCGGAGCAGCCTAAGAAGGAGCAGGTCTGCTTCTACGGTAGGTGCCCTGGAATCAAGACGTGCCACGCCGGAACGGGTCGCTGCACCATGGGACCATAAGGACGCAACCATGCAAACCGCCAAACTACCGACAAGTGAGCTCAGATTCCCCATTCGCCAGGAACTGGGCATCATCCATCACCCCACCATCAAGCAGCTACGCCCAAGGGCCCGCCGCCTGCGCACCATACGCCACTGGAACAAGCTAGGCGTCACAACGTGGGTCCGCGTTCTCTACACCAACGCACAGGGCTTGCAGGAGGTGATTCACGGCAAGCACCCCAACCTCTTCCGATGAGCGCCGTGGCCTGCGGAACCTACATCCCCTACGCAGATCGACTCCCACAACAGGGGGCAACGAAGCGTCTGAGCAAGGCGCGGACATCAATCGTGGTGGAGTCGTTCTACCGGTGTCCCGTTTGCGGGAGCTTGCTGATGATGGACGTGAGCCTCTACCGACTCCCAACCGGCGGATTCCGTTGCGAAGACGCCAAGCAGATTCCTGAACCTCCAGATACTAAAGCATGAGCCGCAAATCACGCCAACGAGCCAAGCGCAGAGCAGCAGAAGACTTCTGGGAAGGAGTCGACTTCACCGCCATCCGCAAGAGCAAGCCGAACAAGGTGGTCCGCATCTTCCTGCACGACGACCAGACCGTGCGCATCTACGAGGACAGGACCTCAGCTGAGCAGCCTGCAAAGCTCTACTACGACTGGCGAACCGGCTCCACGAACAAGGCTGCGCAACTGCCCCAAACCAAGTAAACAACATGGCAAATAAACGAAAGCCTCTCAACCCACCCACGCCGCCGCCCCCTAGGAAGAGCAAGCTGTCCAAGTGTGCGGTCCAGCACTGCTCAGGCGTTGCGCGGCACTGGCTGGAGGTAGCGGAGAACAAGCGGGTTCCGCTGTGTCACCGTTGCCACATAACCATCCCCGAGGAACTCGCACTCAGCCGGAGGGTCTCGCCGTGACTTGGCTCCTCCTGACGATTGCCATGTGGGGATGTCCGATACCGGACCCCGCAATCACCCGCCCTCGAATTCCGGTGAGCGAGAACGCCCACCCCTTCGCCAAGTTTCACCGCAAGCCGAAGACACCGCGCTGACCGAGTCTACGTGTTGCTCCGCCCGGACCTGCCTGTCATGTCCGGGCTTTACCATCCCTCCATCCAACTATGAGCGCGAACCAACCCGAAGCCCCCAGTATCCAAGAACTCATCGCCAACGCCTCCATCTTCCGCCGCGACATGCTCGCCGGTTTGATTGACGCGAACAAGTGCCGCGACATCGACAAGGAGTGCGGATACCCCGCACGCATTACCGCCGAGGACTGCAAGGCCCTTTATGACCGCGAGGGTATTGCGAGCCGCATCGTGGCGGTGGAGCCCGCCGAGAGCTGGAAGAAGGACCCCGAGGTCATCGAGGGCGAGCAGGCCAAGGACACGCAGTTCGAGAAGGACTGGAAGGCGTTGCAGAGCCGGATGAACCTCTATGCGCAGCTCCAGAAGGTCGACCGCATCTCCGGCATCGGCACCTTCGGAATCCTCCTCATGGGTGTCAACGACGGTAAGACGCTGGACCAGCCCATCGAGGGCTTGGATATCGACCCCGAAACCAGTCGCCTGAAGCGTCTCGGCAAACCCCTGAAGCTACTCTACACCCGCGCCTTCGACGAGACGGCCGTCTCGGTGCACTCCTACGAGACGAACGACAGTAGCCCCCGCTTCGGACGCCCGATTCTCTACTCCATTAACTTCGCTCGCGTCGATTCCAGCTCCTCTCAGGCCACAACCGCGGTGGAGACCTACACGAAGCAAGTGCACTGGACCCGTGTTCTGCACGTTGCTGACAACTGCGAATCCAGCGAGGTGTTCGGCGTTGAGCGTATGCGCAACGTGTGGAACCGCTTGTTCGACCTGCGCAAACTGCTCGCCGCCTCTGGTGAGATGTTCTGGAAGGGTGGCTTCCCAGGTGTCTCGTTCGAGGTGGATCCGAACATCCAAACGGACGGAGCTGAGTTCGACCGCGAGGGTATGCGGAAGGAGATGGAGCGCTACTCCAACGGACTTCAACGCTACCTTGCGCTCGTGGGTGTCTCCGCCAAGAGCCTCGCCGTGCAGGTTGCCGACCCGACCGCCCACTTCGAGGTCGCGCTGAAAGCCATCGCCGTCAGCAAGGGCATCCCGTGGCGCATCCTGCTCGGCAGCGAAGAGGCCAAGCTGGCAAGCGAGCAGGACGGCGAGACCTGGAACGAGCGCGTGCAGGGACGGCAGAGCAAATACGTGACTCCCTGCCTGCTCCGCCCGTTCGTGGACTGGTGCATTGCGGTGGGTGCCGTCTCGGAGCCCAAGAACAACGAATACGTCGTGGTCTGGCCTTCACTCTCGGACCCCACGCCCGCCGCTCGTGCCGACGTTGCGTCCAAGACCGCCGAAGCGCTCAGCAAGTTCACCGGCGGTGGTGTCGACACCATCGTTCCCCCGCGCGAGTTCATGACGCACGTGCTGGGCTGGACCGAGGAGGTCGTGGACGCCATCATGAAGGCGAGCGACAAGTATGCCCTCGAGGTGGACCCCGAGCAGGAGTTCGACGCGGAGGGCAACCCGATACCGCCGCCTACGCCCGCCAGCGCCCCCAAGGGCAAAGCAGCCACCACTGAGCCGAACGCAGGCAAAGCACCCCCGCCCAAGGGCAAGGCCGGGCAGGCCTGAGGCGGAACATAGGAGCGAACTACCAACCAATCATGTCCCGCACCCTCACATCCCTGAATCCGAACCACCCTAAGACGTGGCTCTCCAACACCAAGCAGGCCGCGAAGAACCACTTCCGCAGCCTCTCCACCGCAGACCTCCGCCGCCTTGCGGGTGAGCCGGAAACAACCCACCGCCACCACTGCGTCGAGAAGCTCCTTGCTCGCGTGGTCGATGAGTTCAAACAGAGCTGGCAAGCCCGCTACGGTTGGCCCTTCGACGACGTCCTGGACTCTTCCAAGTTCCACCGGCATCTGGCGGAGGCTAAGATAAAGCAACAGGGCGGTCCCCCGATGGTGGACGCCTTGCAGATATCGGACCTCGAAGGTCGCCCGCTCTCCCTCCAGGAGTTCGAGCTTCTGCCTGCGCAGGAGCAGGAGGACATTCGCAACCTCCGCCGCCGGATGCTCCATGCTGTGTGCCTTGCGGGCTTTGGAGGCATGACTCCGGAAGGCACACTGGTGGACCGTCGGGTGCACCCCTCCGCCATGCCCATCGCCGCCAACTTCTCACTCAGGATACCTGAGCCAGTGGCGGTCGCCAACGACCCTCACCTCTCCCGTTCCGAATGAGCACTAACCAACTCCTCACAGACCCCACCAAGACGCGTGGCGTGCGCAACGCCTTCATCCAGGACCTGCTCCGCCGGTTTGCCGAACTGAAGAAGGCTGTCATCGAGTTCGTGGAGACGCAGGACGCGTTCGACCTGGAGCACACGAGCACCAAGTTCCAAGCAAACGCTCAGTCGGACCGCAAGCGATACCAATTCGCGACCACCGAGGGCAAGCAGGACGCCTTCAACGATTGGCTGCAGACGCAGATAGACGCCAAGGTGCTCAGCGTCGGGGCAGGGCAGACGCCATTCACCGCCAAGTATATCGACTCCGCCTACAAGAAGGGTATCATCAGCGCCTACGAGAGCACCAAGCGGAGCCGCAAGGACGTCGCAGGCTACGAGGGAGGTCGAGACCAGTTCCTCAAGGACAGCTTCGGGGGACCGGAGTCCGCCAAGCGCATCAAGCTACTGGGCGCCCGCTCGTTCGAGCGCATGAAGGGGCTCACGCAGGACATGAAGAGCCGGATGAACATCGTGCTCGCCGACGGCCTTGCAAACAGCCGAGGTCCCCGCGCAGTGGCTCGCGAACTCACCAAGACCATCGACGCCCTGAGCAAGAGTCGTGCCCTGACCATCGCCCGAACCGAAATCATCCACGCTCACGCCGAGGGGCAGTTGGACAGCTTCGAGGCCTTGGGTGTGGACGACGTCGGCATCCAAGCCGAATGGATGACGGCGGGGGACGACAGGGTCTGCCCCCAATGCTCAGCCAACGAAGGCAAGGTCTACGACATCAAGAAGGCTCGGGGTCTCATTCCCCTGCACCCGAACTGCAGATGCGCGTGGGTGCCGGGCGACTTCACGCCGGGCAAGAAAGCCAAGCCCAAAGCCACCAAGGTCCGCAAGGCGGGGTCTGGCGAGGTCCCGCTCGACGAAAGGGCGGCCACGGGCAGCGGGCGCAAGCTGTCGGAGGAGGAATTGCAGGCGATGCCGGTGGACCGGTTCGGCACGCGCACTGGAACCTCCGCCGCCAAGATAAACGAGCTCATCGGCGACAAGGGTGTCAGCATCGAGGAAGCGATGGCTGCGGTGGGGAGCGAGAGGCGCACGCCTGTCCGTGCCCACCTCAACGGCCTTGTCGAGAAGGGGTTCCTGGAGCGCAAGGCGGATGGGCGCTACTACGTAAAGCAGACCGTCACCCCGCCAC